TTTGCCTTTTAGTAATAATTACAATTGAAACCCCTGTGTATATATCTCATCTCTACTATCGTTTAGTATTTTCTTCTCGACTATAGAAACAATATTTTGTGAAATCTTTTTCTTTAGTGCTTTTTTCTTTTTTCTTGGTAGAACTGGAATTGATACTACCTCTGGAATTATTGCACTGATTATATCTAAATCTATATTTACTTTTATCTTTGCCATAATTATGGTTCTAAAAAAGTTAAAAAATTTATTATTTTATTGTCATTGTAAAAACAATCATTATTTGTTGCAGTGACTTGTTCGTATAAATTGGCATCAATTTCATTTAATGCAATCATATAAGATTGTCCCATTCTAAGACCACTATGCATCATATCAACTGCAATTCTAATTAATTCTACCCATTGGGTATCTGTCAATTTGCTCATATCAAAAAGTTTTTAAGTGTTTTTAAAAAAGGGGAGGTTGCCCTCCCCGTGTTCTTAAAATGGACTTGGAACTAAGTTACTCAAGTCAGGTGTTCCTACAAACATCTTTCCTGCAAATCTCTGAATGTTTCCAGAATCAATACTACCATATCCGTAGTTGTGACTTGCGAAGTCTGTTAACCCGTTAATTACGTCCCAGTACTTAACATCACTCACTGCATTCTTTCTTTGTTCTTTGTTTAGAGTATCAAGGTCTATGCCTTTTCTTTGGTATGCTCTAAAAGTACTCTCTGTTGGAACAAAGTGTTCTACCGGCAAATAGTTCGGGTTATTAGCACCTTCAAATGCTGCCTCTGTAGTGTTTGCATTTGCTCTAATAATATTACTTGCAGTAAGTAACTCATTAACAGAAGCAGTTGCACTCATTACGTTCTTCAATCTCTCATCGAATCCATAAGGCAAGAAATTATCTTTCTTTAGATTCGTAATAGTTCGATAGAAAGTTTCCCAAGATTCTTGGGTGTTACATAAGTGATGTGCTTGGGTAAAACCTAACCCAATCATACCATTAGTACAAATCAATCTTTTGTTGAATGGAAGTAATCTAGTTCCTGAGATAGGACTGTTATCAAAACTCAAACCGAATTTGAAGGTCTCGTTGTTTTCAGCACCCCTCAATCCCCATTGAGATTTGTCTCCCAAAGTAGTAATTTCAAATCCTCCGTTTGGTTTTACCAACATTGAATCAATTACTAAATTGGAATCATTAAGAACTTTCTCAACTTCGTCAAGATAGACCTCGTTAGAAATCATACTCTCCTCTGCTTTGGCAAAGTTCAAGACCTTTCTCTTGTTCATGTCAATAATCATGACAATAGAACTCTTTGAGTCTGCAAGTACTCTAGTCAACATTGAAACCAACTTATCTGCAAAGTCAGCACCATATTGTCTGATAATTGCTTCTCGTTTTTTGGCACTGATACCAGTTTGTCTTAAAAGGGATTTGAACCCATCATCAGATAAAGCGAATGTTAAACCCGCATACTCGATTGCGCAATCTGAGATTACTTTAATCTCATTAAGATTGACTTTCTTTCTACCAATTCTTTTTGATAGAACTTCTGTTTTGAAAGTTTCAAAACTTGTTTTTGTTTGTGTCTCCATAAATTTTCCTTTTTTTAATGGTTATGAATAATTATTGTTACTTAGCTAATATAAACAATTTATAACTTAAAAACAAACTTTTGATAAAATATTTTCAAAAAAATTTAAAGTTTTGGAATCCAGTGTTGTTTTATCAACTTGGCATCCATTTTAATATTAGGATTTTCTTTTGCAATTTCTTTTGCGAAATCAATATTTTCTTGGGAATCATCAAAGAATCTAAAATCATTGAAACCTAAATTAATTAGTTCTTGGAATGCTTGTTTCTTCTTTTCTGGAACTGAACCAGTAAATCCATGTTTAGGGTCGTTTATAGCAAATATAAAATCTTTGTTGATATTAACCCCATGATATAATAAAAAATCTTTTATAAGTTGTTGGTCACCTCTTGCTGTAATAATACCAACTGCTTTTCTTTTTGCTAAAGTTTTCTTTAAAATATCAAATACCCAATTTATTATTTTACCTGCCTTTAATATATCCAAAGATGCAAAATCGCTATAATCAGTTCTATGACTTGCTTTTTTCTGATAGTGATTAAATTCTTGTGGTGTTAGTTCAAAGTATTCACCTGTTTCGGTATCGTGTACTTTTATTTTAGCGGCCGATAAAATCAGAGTATCATCGACATCGAAAACATTAATCTCATTTCTCTTCTTAGGGTCTAAGAAGTGGTAATCTTTTGCTTCTTTTAAAAACTCTCTATAATCTTTCATATTACTTTGCTAGAACTATCCAATTTTTTCTGCGTTTTTGAAAATATAATCTAAATTGTCTTCTATAAACATTTCTAAATCTTCAACTGTATTTTCATCTGGTTCTTCTACAAATTCTAAATAATCAACATACGCAGTTCTTTCAGAAGAACCTCTACCGAAACTACCATATCCTAAATAAATATCTGCTTCTAGTTCAGTTGGTTTATGGTAAAATGAATATATTTCCCCCTTAGAATTTCTTGATTTGTAAAATTCAAAATCTTTTAGATTGAATTTGCTCTTTGCTTCGTTTATGGATTCCAAGAACATACTATATCCAGAAGTAGTTTTAAGTTTCTTGATAATATCTTCTAAATCTTTTTCATCACTTGCAAGTAATCCATTTGCAGTTTTTTCTGCATCTTCTTTCTTACTATACCCAACAATCATTTTATCTTTGTTTTCTCTATCTACTACTGAAAATTGGCCAAAGTTTTTTTTAACCCAAAATCTTGGTGCGTCAAACATTTCATTTAAAAATTCGTTTAATCCTTTCATTATATATCTATTGTTTTAGTATTTAATCTCACTAACAAATATACTAATAATTTGTTATTAAAACAACTTTTTCAACTTTTTCTTGAACATATTTCTATATATCTCATTGTACATCTTAACTGGATTGCCATAAAGGTCCTCAATATACTCTGGAATCTTGGCACTCCCTTGAAAAGTTTCTTTGGTGCGTTTAATAATGTACTCGGGAACGATTCCCTCTGATACTTCTTTCAATATCTTTTTACCAACTGGATTTTCTTCTCTAGTTGCATTGATACCAAACTCTACAATATCTTTATCAATAAAAGGTAGTCTACATTCTATATGGTATTTCATAAACACCATGTTTGCTCGTCTAAAGTTTCCACGTGCCATCTTATCAACTTGTTCTTTCTTCTTCTCTCTCCACTCTTCATAAGTCTTGCACTTGGATGCCTGAATTGCAAAGTTCCCATATCCACCAAAAATCTCATCTGCTCCCTCTCCAGACAATACAACCTTAAATCCATCTTCTGAAATCTTCTTTGCTAATGGAAGATTCAATAAAGAGATTTCAATTTGTGCTTTCATATTACTTTCAATACTCTTAACAGTATCTTCAATATCTTTCATTGTTGGTTTATCTATAAAGACGGGTCTCAACTCAACACCAAAATCTTTACAAACCTTTTGTGCATTCTTGTAGTCATTTGATTCTTTATCGAATACAGCAGTATATGCAACAATATCTGGATTGTACTTCTTAGCAATACCAAGAATCAAACTGGAATCAAGACCTCCACTAATCAAACAACAAAGTGGTACATCTGATACTAATCTTTTTCTAACTGCATTGTCGATTACTTCTAAACTAAATTGTTTATAGTCAGGTGTTACATAGTCGTAGTATTGTACGAACTCGTTGGTATTGAAATTATAGTAGTTTGCTTTAGGGAACTCTGCCATTTGTTTTTGGAATCCCTTTTGTTCTGAACTCCAAAGAAAACCTTGTCCTGACTTTTCATAGAACAATGGAATCTTTCCATATCTATCTCTTACAAGTACTCTATTATTTCCACCATCTGCATAGAAGAAACAAAACATACCATCAATAACTTCTAAAGTCTTTTCTACTCCATAAGTAAAAAGCATTTGCGAAAGAACCTCAGTATCTGAATTAGTACGAAATTCATATTCACTTAAATATTCTTCTCTTAACTCTTTGTAGTTATAGATTTCTCCATTAAAAGCAAGAATAGTATCCTCGAACTCAAATGGTTGGTTCGCAGCAGATACTGGGTCTATAATAGATAGTCTGGTATGACCAACTTGAAAGTCACCCCACTCGACAACCTTTTGGCAATCTGGTCCACGATGTTTTAATCTATCAATTACAATAGGTTCATCTTCGTATTTATATTTTCCTAGTAGGCCACACATATTATAAGTCTTTTAAAATTAACTTGTTTATTTTTTTAGTACCAATTCCCAATTTTCGTTTTGCATCTTCTTTAGATTCGTATTGAACTCCATTGATAGTAATTCTGAAATCTCTCCACTTTTCACCTGCAATCAATCTCTTCAATTTTTTATCTCCTATTCCAAAATATTCTTTGGCATGCTTCTTACTATTAAACTCAATTCCGTTGATAGTTATTTTAGTATTGTCATAATTAGGCATCTTGTTCTTTATCTTAGTCCCTGCTGATACGCCAACTAAATCAGGTCTTCTATCAAATTCTTCTTTGGTAACTTGGAATGTATTTCCATCTCGGTCTTTACATGAAACTAATCCAATTGTATTACCAACTAAATCGGGTCTCCTATCAAATTCTTCTTTGGTAACTTGTAAGATATTTCCATCTTGGTCTTTGCATGTAACTTTTCCACTTCCAATAAAAACTAATTCACCTGATATATATCTTGCGTCATTAACAGAAACAGATAATATATTATCTTGTCTATCTTTTACAGTAACTATTCCTTTTCCATAATCATGTCCATAATCAAATCCACATGCAGCGTTTTTCTGATTATAACACTTCTTGATATTCTTAATATCATAGATTACTAAAAATCTTCGCTCAAATTCATAAGCATCTTTTCGTGTCTTGAAGTATCTTAGTCTTTCATGTTTGAAGTTCTCGGGTCCATATTTCTTAATTGCATGTCTTAGTGCAACACCACTTCCCATATAGTTCTTTCGGATACCACTTCCGTAATAGAATCTACCATTAATAAGATTGGTTGTTTTATAAAAGTAATAGGGCGTTTCAGGACTGTAATCCTTTGAGATTAAATATTTCATAATAAGTAATTATTTTTAGAAAGGGTGGAGGAACGCCAATTCCTATGATACCCTTTCTTTATTTAATCTCAAAAAACTTTACAAGTCTTTCAATATAGTATTGTAGATATTCTCTGCAACTGCTTTGAGCATGAGTGGAGGTACAGACCTCCCAAGCCTCTCCCAACGGCGAGAGTTTGATACGCTCTCATCCCCAAGATAATAGTCATATGGAAACGAACTCAATCTCTTAACTTCTTCTAATGTCAATGTTCTTGGTTCATTCCAATGGTACAAACTTGGTGTTGCTATAATAGTAGGACAAATTCTATCTTTGTCTAATCTTATTCTAGTTATACCTGTAGTATGTATTTTCAATCTTTGGCCCATATCGTAGAAAGATTCATTTGGTAATGTTTTGTGCCAATACTCTTCATATGTTTCTCCCATGCTACAAGTATTTCCACTATATGGAATATCTGCAATTGTTTCTTCTATTGTTTCTTTGCACTCGTTAATTGGTGGGTAACTAATTCTTTTATCAATATCTTTTCTAACACCAATAAAAATAGTTCTTGCTCTGGATTGTGGAACTCCATAATCTTTTGAATTGATTACTTTGAATCTAACATTGTAACCACAATCAACTAATGTATGGTATATAGTATTTTGCCAATATCCAAATAAATCAACTTCTTCTGAACCCAATAGGTCTGCTGCAGCACCAATAGTCAATCCCTTAACGTTCTCTGCTACAAATACTTTAGGTTGTAATTCTTTCAATATTCTACTGAACTCGAAAAACAAGTCATCTGTTCTTTGTTCTAAGTCACTGTACTTCTTAACCCTTCCCCATCCCTTTTCTCTTAATCCAGCAGTACTAAAACTTGCACAAGGTGGACTACCATCTAAAATATCGAGTTCGCCTCGTTTAAGTCCTATTTGCTTTAATATTGCTTCTCCTGTTAATTCTCTTATATCTTGGGGAAAGATATGTGTATCTGGATAGTTAGTACCATAGACATGTTGTGCTAATGGTACGAACTCGTTTATTGCAAGTACCTTTCCACCTGCTAATCTGTAACCAGTAGAAGAACCACCTCCACCTGCGAACAAGGAAACAACATTGAATAGATTTTTACTACTCTGTTTCTTTACATAGTCTAAATCGAATATATATGGTTTATTGCTCATTATATGGTTTTAATATTGTATTATATATATGTTCTGCAACTGCTTTAAGAAGTAATGGTGGAACTGCTCTACCAAGTCTTTCCCATTGTTTATTAAGTCTTTCTCCTAAAAAATAATCATCAGGAAAACTAGATGCTCTAATACATTCTTCAATAGTAAGTGTTCTTGGTTCATTCCAATGATATGCAAATGCTCGTGTCATAATAGTAGCACAAGGTTTGTCTTTATCTAATCTAGTTTTTACCATTCCGGACATTTTCTTACCTATTCTTTCTCCCATATGCATAAAGGTTTCACCTGGTTTGCATAACCCCCATTTGTATTTATCCAAATCTGCCATTGGTAAAGTATTTCCACTAAATTCTAAATCTTTAGTAGCTTCAGAAATAGAATAAATATTTTTATTACCTTCGGGATATTGTATTTTAATATCTATATCATTTCGTACTCCTATAAAAATAGTTCTTGCTCTGGATTGTGGAACTCTATAATATTTTGCATCTAATACTTTAAAACGAACTTTATATCCAGCAGATACTAAACTATGGTAAATTGTATTTTTCCAATATCCAAATAAATCAACTTCTTCTGAACCCAGTAGGTCTGCCGCTGTACCAATAGTCAATCCTCTAACATTTTCTGCAACAAATACTTTAGGTTGTACTTCTTCTAATATTCTTACAAATTCAAAGAACAAGTCATCTGTTCGTTGTTCTAAGTCACTATATTTTTTAACTCTCCCCCAACCTTTTTCCCTAAGTCCTGCTGTACTAAAACTTGCACAAGGTGGACTACCATCTAAAATATCCAATTCACCCCTTTTAAGTCCTATTTGCTTTAATATTGCTTCTCCTGTTAATTCTCTTATATCTTGCGGAAAGATATATGTATCTGGATAGTTTTTAGCATATACATCTTGTGCAGCAGGTACGAATTCGTTTATTGCAAGTACCTTTCCACCTGCTAATCTATATCCAGTAGAAGAACCACCTCCACCTGCGAACAAGGAAACAACCGTAAACAAATTCTTTGCAGATTGTTCTTTTACATAATTTAAATCATAGATAAATGGTTTATTGCTCATTATATGGTTTTAATATTTTATAGTAAATATTTCGTGCTACTGCTTTAAGAAGTAATGGTGGTACACTTCTTCCAAGTCTTTCAAGTTGTTGGTTGTAACTTCCATCTAAATAATAATCACTTGGAAAACTACAAATCTTCTTGAACTCTGGAATAGTCATCTTACACAATTTCTTATAATCTTCGTGTTCTTTATACTCAACTCCACTAAAGTCTTTCTTTGCTAAATATCCCTCTTTGTGTAAATCAGGTACCTCATGCATTGGCAAATCATCATAAGTATAAAAACTCTCTCTATCTTTCTCTGGAATCATTTCTAAAGTCATACCTTTTCTAAAAATTCTATAGTCTGCTTTCGGACCTATGCCACCAGTTGTTACGGTATAGCAAACATCTTTCGGCAATCTCATTCTATTGAACTCTTCACTAAATCCTTTCTTACAACTAATAAATTCCATATCAGGTAGTACATCTTTTAAAGTAACCTTTGTATCAAATTCTTTTGGAAAACTTGGCATACCTTTAATATCTTTTCTAACTCCAATTATAATCAATCTGGTTCTTGTTTGTGGTACTCCATAGTCCTCTGCATTGATTAACTTGTATTTTACTTTATATCCAAGACTTCTAAAGATATACATAATAGTATCTTCTCTATTGTCATTAGGGTCATTAGAACCAAGTAGTTGTAAATTTGGTTCTACTGCTAGACCTCTTACATTCTCAGCAACAAAAACCTTTGGTTGCAACTCATCAAGTATTCTAATGAACTCAAAGAATAAATCATCAGTTCTTTGTTCAATACCCTCTGAATAGTGTCTTGCCTTACTTCTCTCTTCTTTGTTCTTTGCAAATTGGTACTTACCGTTGATTGTACTAAAACTTGCACAAGGTGGACTACCATCTAAAATATCAAGTTCACCTCTCTTTAGTCCTAGTTGGTCTAAAATCATTTGACCAGTTAATTCTCTTATATCTTGTGGAAAGATATGAGTATCTGGATAGTTCTTACTATAAGTATTCCTTGCAGACTCTACGAACTCATTGATTGCTAGTACTTTACCTCCTGCTAATCTATAACCAGTGGAGGACCCTCCTCCACCGGCAAACATTGAAACTACATTGAATAGTTCTTTGGAACTTTGTTTTCTTAGAAATTCCATATCATAGAAATATGGAAACTTTAATTCATCTTCTGGGATATCTTTATACCATGTATCTTTCAATAAACTTCTCGCCATCAATTATTAATCTTTATTATTAAACACGAGAAAACTCTATTTTATTTTACCTTTGACAGAATATCTTCATATATTTTTCCAATAACATACATATAACAGGGAGGCGCAACTGCTCTCCCAAGACGTTCTATCTTATCTTTATAGTTTTCTCCAAGATAATAGTCATCTGGAAATCCCATAATTCTAATACACTCTTTTACAGTAAACTTTCTATCATCCCAATGTGCAATACTTGCAGCAGAAATATTACCAGCACTTTGTGTCAAGGTACCTGCATAACTATCAGGTCTTTGTTTCATCAAAGAGAAATATTTATCTGATTGCTCTCCTGGTTTCAATTTCTTCAACTCTTCTCCGATAGAGTATCTTGAGATATCACATTCGTCTAATTCTTGTTGTGTATGTTCTAAGTCAGCAAATGCATCTTCTAGTGTTACTATTCCACCCAATGGGTCAGCATAACTAATTCTAGTATCTATATCATTTCTAACTCCAATAAAAATAGTTCTTGACCTTGACTGTGGAACTCCGTAGTCTTTTGCATATAGTACTTTAAAACGAACTTTATATCCAGCAGATACTAAACTATGGTAAATTGTATTTTTCCAATATCCAAATAAATCAACTTCTTCTGAACCCAATAGGTCTGCTGCACTACCAATAGTAATACCTTTTACATTTTCTGCGACAAATACTTTAGGTTGTACTTCTTCTAATATTCTAACAAACTCAAAGAATAAGTCATCTGTTCTCTGAGCAGAGTCTGAATATTTTTTAACTCTACCCCAACCTTTTTCTCTAAGACCTGCTGTACTAAAACTGGAACAAGGTGGACTACCATCTAAAATATCAAGTTCTCCCCTTTTCAATCCGAACTGGTCCAGAATCATTTTACCTGTCAACTCTCTTACATCTTGTTTAAAGATATGAGTATCTGGATAGTTCTTGTGGTATGCATCTTGTGCGGCAGGAATAAACTCATTGATACCAAGTACCTTGCCCCCTGCCAATCTATATCCAGTAGAAGAACCACCTCCACCGGCAAACAAAGAAACTACATTGAATAGATTCTTAGCAGATTGCTCTTTTACGTATTTTAAATCGTAGATAAATGGTTTCATATATTAAATCTCTTTTACTAGTAACCAAGACTTAAATGCTAAACTTTGCCAAAATGGTTGCACAGTTTCAAATCCCGCTTCTTTGAACAACTTAATATTCTGTGATTCTTTTAGTGGTTTCATAATAAACCTAAGGTCTACTTGCTTTGTAAGAATCTCATTTGAAGTAAAACTCTTTCTTTTGAAATCATAGTGGGCAAAGTTGAATACATCTTGAATAAATCCATCTTCAAGAAAAATCTTTTCTGATACTACAATTGCTCCACCCGGCATTAAGTTGTCGTACATTTCTTTTAGTACTTTTCTTCTTAATGCAATTGGTAAAAATTGCAATGTAAACAAACAAGCACCAAAAGAATACTCTTCTCCTTTCCAGTCATTCAAATCCATATTGATAACATCTTCTCTTCCCTCTGTCAAGTTTTCTGCTTTATCAATACCGATATACTTAACATTAACATTCTTGTTATGTTTCTTTAGTACTCTAATTAGATTACCCGTACTACATCCAATATCATAAACCTTAGTATTATCTTTAATAAAGTATGTACTGATATTTTTAATGTGTTCAATTAAACCTGAGTAGTTTTGAATAGACAAGTCGATATGATTATCAAAGTCTTCAATTGTATCAAAACTAAATTGTCTTAACTCTTCTTCTTTTTCTTGTGTCATATTAGTATAAAATTGAACCTGCCAACATTAACAGGTCTTTGGTGTTCTCTGAATTGATTCTTAACATTCTCTTCTCTTCATTTACATACAAAGTAACCTTAGTATCTTTTATTTCTTTTAAAAGTTGTGTGAGCCTTCTGCCATTGATACAAAAAGATTCTGTTGAATTTGATTTGCAAGAAATCTCGGTATAGATACTAGTTTCTCCACCATACTCATATAATGATACTTTCAACTTGTCAGATACATCTAATCTTATCATATCCTTGCTAGTATCAATATCAACTTTTTCTAAATCAATTAACTTACTTATTTCTCTAAGTAGTGTTTGTGTATGTACTTCTACTTTATATTTTGGTTTAAAGTTCTTAACAAAACTAAAGTCAAGTTCTGATGGGCAGATACTAATAACTAAGAATTTCAAACTATCTATTTCTAAATACAATCCAGAGTTTTTCTCGTTATCAATATATCCAATAGTAATATCATCATTCTTTACTGTATTGGATTTAAAAAGAGATTTGTTGGTATTTGAAATCTTCTTGCTATTGATATCCAAGTAATCCATCATAGGATTGATATCAACTACCATATTATTGAAACTTGTAAAAAAATCATTTTTTGATAATTTCATTATAAATGCATCTGTTGCAAAAAGTGTACCAGACTTGATATGTACTCCTGACAATTCAGTTCTATTTGATTCGGTATCATAGAACTTACTAAAAGAAGAAAACATCTTTACAAGTTTAGTGCTTGTAATTTTCTCCTTATTCGTTTTAATATCAACTACTTCAAAGTTAAATGGTTCTTCATCTTTCTTGGATTCTAATTTGAATATATCTTCTATAGAAGAACACTTCTGAATAGAACCAAATACCAAACTTCCATCTACTGTTTGTGCATAATCAATATATGCAATTGTATTTCCATTATATGAATATATTGTAGTATTACTACCATTAGGTGTTGCATATACTGGTCTATTACCAGCAAATTCTTTAAACTTTTTGAACATCTTATAATATATTTTTAATATTTGGTGCAAAGTAATCTTCCCCTTTCATAATCTTTCCATCTTCTCTGTATATAGGTTTGCCATCTGGACCCAACTTAGACATATTACTTCTTTGGATTTCATCAAATACTTCTTCAATCTTGTGTTGAAGACCATGCGATAAGATTGTACCACACAAGATATAAAGTTGGTCTCCTAGAGCATCTGCAATTTCTACCAAGTCATCTGTAGCACATGCCATTAGATACTCTTGGTTTTCTTCTGCCATTAGTTTGTGTCTAAGTACAAATCTTTCTTCTGAAATTAATGTTGGGGATTCTGCTTGTTCTACTCCAAATGTTTCATGGAATTCCTTAACTGCATCTAGTTGTTTTTTCATATAAATACTTTAATAATTAAAACAAAAAAAGAACTAAAATATTTTAGTTCTTGTTAATTAATTTGATATCCACTAAACAATTTTAAGTAATGTTCGATACTAACTCCATTTCCATCTTTAATATCAACTTTTCCGCTATTGATAAACCATTTTGTAGTATTACTGTTTCCAACTAAATGTGCTGCGGCAAGAATACTACTCTCAGTAATATAGATACCTGAAACAATATCTCCACTATATTTTTTTATATAATTATGAAGATACCTTTTATTTTTCTCGATATACTTTACAATCAATTCATCTTGTAACCATTCTGGGAATACTTCAGGGTCATTCTTGAACTCTTCAAATGTAAAACAACCATCATAACCTAAATCTCTAAGTGCAATATTTCCGAATTGATACTTACCCATATATCCCCACTTGTTATATGCAGTCCAATTGTTTCCTGATTCTATTTCACCAAGTGAATATATAAAGTGACCAAATGATTTAGATTTAAATTTTTTTCTATTCTTTGATTTTTTTATATTTTGTATCAATCCTATATGGTTTCCTAATGACGTAGGAAATATAATACTTGGACTATTACCAAAAGAAGGTCCCAATATAAATACTGTAGATACTGCTATAATTTTGATTAATTTACTTTTCTTCATAATGGTCTTCGATGTGTTGGATAACCTTATACATCTCTTCTTCTGTAGGGTCGATTACTGCTATAATATTATCAAATAACCCATTGTCCACAAATCCAACAATGTTTTTTTCATCATCGGTCTTCTCGAAAACATAACCGATTTCTCTGAACTTGTTGTTTAGTATCTCTACTATTTTTTCAGGTGTCATATAAAACTATTTAATGTTCAATAATTAAAGTCAATAAAACTCCAGATTCTTTTATAAGTCTATGGTACCTATTCTTACCTACAACAATCGTACCAAAAAGTTTTGTATTAATTGGTAATTCATTATCAAATTGGAATTTAAATTTACCAAATGGTAAAGTACGAACTATTCTATCTTTCTCGTCATAGTGCCATTTGTATAGACTACTATCATTAGAATAAAATACTCTAAAAATTAGATTGAATATTTTTAATTGGAAATACGGTTTCATTATCTATATTTATTAGATAGTTTTATATATTGATAGTTTGGAAAGTTTTTTGAATATACTCTATATTTTATCTTTTCTCTTTTCAATCCCGTTGAATTAACTGCTTCCTTATATCCTAAGTATTCAATTCCATCAATTATAATAATAGTATTAGTAAGTAGTTTAGATATATTTTCTTTAGTATATTTAGTATGAGTTTTTCCTTTTTGAGATTCAGACATCTTCTTCTTTGATTCTTCTGTATGCTGTTTACCCGTCTGTGATTTTGAAATTTTTTCTTTTATTTTATTTGCTTTTTCTTCTCCGTGTATATCCTCCATAGACTTTCCTTTATATATATTAGGTCCATTTGACTTACCTTTTTTATTATCGGATATTTTTTTCTTTGTTTCTTTACTGTGTTTAAATCTACCCAATTTTGAATTACTTCGTTTTTGGAACTCCAATTCCTTTAATTTGTTTTCAATAAAGGGATACATGTTCTTAAAAGAAGTTATAGAAAAGAATAATCTAATTTTATGTATAAGATTATATATATCACTATCCAATACTATATTCTCGATATTTATATTATCTAAATATAATAAATATTCCTTAATTTTAGACTCTTTCTGTAAACGACACCGCTTTTTTGCAGATATTGACATTTTCTCAATTGTACTTGGTTCAAACTTTCTATTTTTTATCTTTAGTTTTATTTCATCTGCACGTTCCTTGCCATAAACTTCTTCTATTGTTTTTCCTTTGGTTGGTTTTTTTCCTTTGGATATTTTTTGTTTGATTGTATCTGCTTTTTTAGTACCATATGCTTCTTCCAAGGTCTTTCCATGATGAACAAAACGTTTGTTCAAATATTCTTCTTTTTCTAACTGCGTTAATAAATTCCAATTATTTCCACCAATTGCTTCATCTTTTAAGTTATATGACTCGTTGAGAGAACTGATTTTATACAATTTTAAAAATTTGTCTTCGAATAGAAATGCTTCTTCTCGGGTCTCGAAATATCTTAGTCTTTCATGAGTAAAATATTCTTTACCATATTTCAATAGTGCAGTTTGAAATCTGCTACCGCTTCCGAGATAATTTTCATCACTTCCACTTCCATAGTAGAACTTTCCGTTAATAAGATTGGTTGTTTTATAAAAGTAATAGGGTGTTTCAGGACTGTAATCCTTTGAGATTAAATAATTCATAATAAATTTTATTTTTGAAAGGAACTTAGGAGTACGAATCCTATAATAGTTCCTTTCTTTATTTAATCACCAAGGTCTTTTTGATTTCAATCCAAGGTGGTCTGCCCAAATTGCTATATTACAACTCCAAAAACCAGCAGTATTAATATCAGTTTTGGAATCGCACTGGTGTCTTGCCTGGAAATTGTCCGCTGCCTCTTTATCATTATTCTTTATCTTTAAGTTAGGGTCTCCAAATCTTAGTGTTTTTGCTATTGGTAATCCACTCTCTTCATCTTTCTCTCCAGTTTCCAAATAAACAACAAACTTTTTATTGCTATCTGAATCATATTGAGGTAAATGTAGTTTAACTCTTCTACCCTTGTATAAAGCAGGTTCTCCTGTCTTCAAAGATGCAATTACTTTATCTCTACCCTCAAGAAGAATATCTCCTTTGTAGTACAACTCTCGAACTTCTTTGATTAAGTCAATATGTGAATCCGAACCATATCTAAAGATACACTCTGATAAACTAATACCATTGTTAATATGGTATTTTAGGTTCTCTGATATCTTAACTTCATTTAGTGTTTTCATATACTATTTACTATATAGCAATTTCTAATTTTGATTTTATTTTTTTAATATCATTAGACGTTACTACTTCAAAGTCTTCTAATTTAATATTATAAAAGTTTGTGCCACTTGGACAGTTTAACTTAATATATGGTTGGAATGATAAAGGTTCTCTTTCTAATATTTCACTACATGCATCCAAATGTCTATCATAGATATGGTAATTTTGAATAAAGTGTGCGAAAGTACCAACTTCATATCCCAAGTGACATGCGACCATCATCTGCAACGCAACATATTGAATCTTATTGATATAAGTTGCCATTATAGCATCTTGACTCCTTTGTGTTAATGTCATATCCAAGTAGTAAACATTTTGTTTTTTTCTAACAGTCCATAGAGTACCATATGCACATGGATATAAACCTTTAGTTTCTCTTAGGTCATCTTCCTGTAGTAAATTTATATGATGTCTTCTAGAAAAGGGGTCAGACTCCAATCCTCTTAATAAATTATTCATTAAGTCCCATTTCTTAACAGTATCACCATATCTCCTACCAATAGTTCCATCTCCTATGTCCCACTCATTCCACCAAAAAATACCTCTATTACGAGCATCTTCTAAACTTGATGTTTGGTCTTGATAAATCCAAAGTATTTCTTTTATTCCAGTTTTTATTGCAGTATTTCTTAGTGTAGTTATTGGAAATTCGTTTTTTGTTAAATCATACTTTTCAAAAACTTGAGGAATAAAGAAACAATGAGCAGGTGTACCATCTTCATACTTAGGTCTTGGATTCTCATCGGTATTTTTTTCATCAAGAATTTTAAATAGGTTATATTTGTAATATGTATCTGCTTTTATCATATATTCTTTACATATTAAAAACAAAAAAGAGCCCAAATATTTCATTGGACTCTTGACAATATCCACATGGGATATTGGGGGTGTTTCTCTTTAGAATCTTTTTAGTTCCAGTAATTACTTGGTGGAACGTATCCTTTGATTTTTTCTCTTACTTGAGTATCAACTACTTTCTTGTTGATTGGTTTACCTGCTTCTTTTACTTTAATATAAAAAGCATCTTCGATATAAGAACCACCAGCATCGGAAAATGCCATTTTTGAATCAACACCTTTCTTATTGAATGCATACCAAATATCACCATCTAAGTACTTCTTGATATCATTACCCATATCCAAGATATCTTTAGCAGTTTGTGCAGCACCTCTATGTGTATCCATTAAAATCTCTTCGGGAACTACTCTATCTCTTTCTCTATTTTGTGCTTTTGCTACTTCAAAATCATTAACAACCCATACAATGTGTACATTCTTTGGGTCATATCCCAATTCTCTTACATCATCAGTAACTTCTCTTAATTTGTTCATGTTCTTTAAAGTAACATCAAAAATAAGATTTGGTTTTCTATCTTCTGGTGCAGTTAAGATACTAGCAAATTTTGCCTTTGCTCTCTTGTCGATAATATTTATTTCTCCATCCAATACAGAATGCAACAAAAAAACATTCTTTGGGTCTTTTAAACTCAATCCTTTGATATCATGACCAGTCTTGTCTTTTACCATCTGTGCCAACTTTGTACTTTTAAGTGCAAGTTCTTTAATGGCATCTACATCAAAAGTATTACCTTCAATACCTAACAAGTTACTTGAAACAAATCCCTTTCCAGAACCAGCACCCCCTGCAAGGATTACCACATTTCCAAATTTAGGATATGCTTTACCACCAAAGGTAATTAATTTTTCCAACAATTCACTTGTTGTATATTTTGAGAATGCTTCTTCTGCAGCACCTAAGTTAAAGTCCTCGCAGATAAACTCTCGTTCTTTCTTCTTGAACATTTGAAATTCATATAATGGTTTCATATAAAATCAATTTCTTTTTATTATTTAATCAACAAATCCCTGCACTAAAATAATAACCACCGCAAGTCCCATTGAGATTGCATTTTTAAGAGATAGTCCCTCATTCATTGCAAAATATGTAAATACTGCAAATACAATAGTATTGATAGCAAATCCTAAAAATCTAAGTGACCAAGCACTAGCAAACAAAGTAGCACCAATCTTAGATGCTTCTACAAAGAGTATTCCTGTTACTAAACTTAGTAGATATACTACCCATAAGTACTTGGATAAAAAAATAGGGAATCTGATTGGTGCCACTGTTTGAAACCAGATAATAAAAGCAGTAATGCTCATCAATACAAAGAAGATAATATAATTCATAATTGAAAGTTTAATAATTAATAGCTAATTTACGAAAAAAATATTACAATTACAAATCTTCTAATAAAGAACTTTCAATTTTTTCAATTAATTTCTTTGCGATAGTTCTTGTATGGATTGAAATATTATCTGTCTTGGTAATCCACTTTAGATATCCTGTACTTTCTTTGATATCCATATCAAGTACATCTTTATCTAAATGTTTACCAACTGCGAACTTAATTTTCTTATCTTCTACTTTAAAGAATCTACCAGCATCTAAGAATTCAGCGCTAGATACCAATTCCATTTCACTATTCTTTTCAATTATTTTATCCAAGATAAAAATAGTTGCACCAATATCAGCATCAGCACTATGTGAATTAGTCAAAGACTCACCTGATTCTCTCTCGTAGATTGCTTCTAAAGTATTCGGGTACATTTGTAAATACAACTTATAAACATCAATTGTCTTATTCTTGATAATAGAAGTAGCAAGACCAATTTTGTTCTGTAACAACTTTTCAATAAGAAAAGGAATATCAAACCTATCGGAATTGAACCCACATAATATATTTTCTTTAGTCAAGAAACCATCATAAATCTTTTGTGCATCTGTACCGAACATTGGGTAATCTACCAAGTCTTCATTTCTAAATCCATGTTTACCAAATGCTTCTTCTGTAATTGGTACAATTACATTGTACATTGAGTTATGTTCAGTAAAGTCTTTTCCATCGTACCTACACAAATAGATTTGTAAGATTTCATCTTTCATCAAATCTAAACCAGTAGATTCAATATCCAAGAATACTATTGGTTGTTCGACCTTTTGGTAAATTCTATCTAATAGAATTTTTATTTGTTTTTTATCTGTCATATTATCCTAAAATAAATTGCTGAGTTGGTTCGATATATCGAGAAATCAATTCTAATTCTCCGTAGTTAGTTCCTTTTCTAAAGTCAATATTACTATCAGTCAAGAATACTACTGAGTTGGTTTTACTGCAATATTGTGGTTCTGACCCCAATAATGCTTTTGTATTATTAATATCAATCTCATGAATAGAATCTATTTCTTTCCATAACATAGTTTGTCCATTCTTTTCTACGATATTCCAATTTTCTAATAAACTTTTTGTTTCCATTATAAAATTTAATTTGTTTAATTATTAAAAACAAAAAAAGGATATATTATTTTATATCCTCTTTTGTTAATTCATACATTGCTAATGCTGCACAAAATCTTTCAACTGAACCTTTGAAAAATCTACCATCTATTGGGTATCGCGCTTCAATTGAGTGTGCATATACTTCGAAATCTGGTTGATTATAATACTGACCAATCTCTTCTATCATCTCAAAGAAATCTTCGTTCTCTATATGATTATGAAAACATTCTCGTGCCTCTTCAAATCTTGAAAAAAATCTTAAATCCAACAAGAATTTATTTTTGATTATTCTAGATTCGCAGTCGGTTTTAATATATTCCAACAATCTATCTACTCCAAATTGGTCCATTACATTACTTTTGAAGAACTAAAATACTATCTTTAATTGTTGCATGTAACTTCATCATCTGAGGTTTTCTATCAAGTCTAGAAATCTTGTCATCCAATCCAAGATAACATTTCATTTTTTCAGTTCTCAATATTTCTGGAAAACTGTCGATTTTTGCTCTTTGTTGTTTAACAATATGCGTAACCGAATCTAATGTGTGTATCATCTGTTTTTCAGATATTTCCATTTTGGAAATAGTTCTTGATTTACTACAAGATTTAAAGTAAAATAAAAATGCAAACACTAAAACAATATAGAATTTATATTTCTTCAATAATTCTATCAATTTGTTCATATCTTCTTTTATTATTTTTTTAAAAAAAGGGAGATTACTCTCCCTAACATACTTTAGTGTACAGACTTTAATGTATTTTCAATTTCTACATTTTCTATACCATTTACCGCAGCTTCTGGTACTATACCTTGCTCTGCTGCATGTAATTCAAATCCAGCATCTTGTAACAACTGGTCATCATTGTTGATTTGTTGTACTACTTCAGAAAGTGCAACTAATGTATTTTTTACAATATGTAAGTAGTCTACACCTTTAGACTTAGACACTAATACAAAGTGAAATAATGCTCTTACTGATTCTCGTGTACAAGCAACTTCCATATTACTATCTAATGAACTAACCATTTCTACCATTTCATATACATCGAATGCACCCCTATTCTCCCATTCTAAGTTAGGTAAGAAAACCAAAGTCAAATATTCAATTTGTTCTTTTTCTAATTTTAATCCATATTTCTTCTCAGAAATTTCTTTATTCAGTTTATCGAATTTAGATTGTAATTCTTCAAAACTTGTGGTTGTAATGTCACCACCTAAGACACGTTCTACTTTTTTTGTCATTTTGATTTTATTTAAAAGTTAAAAGTTAATTTGCTGTATTTATTATTCATCAATAGTATTGAATTGTCATATTGAAACATTAAATGATACATAATACTATTTTTATCTATTAAAAGATTGTCTGTTTCCAATCCTTCAAAGTAACTACTATTGGTTAATTCTTTTATACCTAATTTTGAGTTCATAATCAAGTTGGTAAAATAGTGCAACTTATCAAAATCAGTCAAATGGTATATTTTATCTGTAGGTACCCCATCTTTAGTTTTGAAATTAGATTTTGGTATATCAAAATTTTCAATATCTATATTTGCTAATCTATGATTATTTTTATGATTTCCCAAAAGATATGCTAATGTAGAATGTAGAATTGATACTCCATCATATGTAGCATCTTCACCAAAGGATATTCTATACCCCTTTAATGCAATCTCTAATTCCAAGAAACAATTTTCTGCTATATTATGTCTCTTATCTTCTAATTGTGACTCATCGATTGGATTGAGTACTACATTTCCATTTTCATCTTTTACTATTTGCATATATATTTAAATTAAAAAAATACTGAAATTATTTTATAGAACCCGAAAAATACTAAACTTATCATAGAAAGTACTACTAATGAAATTATTACTGTACTCAATCCAACTAGTATAGTCTTCTTAGATGAAGTATCTGTTATAGGTACAAGCGAACAAAATAATGAATAGGGACTCTCAGGTATTCCCATTAATTCCATTGGTTCAAGATAGCTAGTAACTCCAATAGGTAAGTGTTTATCAAGAATCTTTAGACTATTTGTATATGCTGCCTCTTGCGTTCCAGTATTTTCAAATAGTTCTTTTGATTTAAAGTTCAAGATATAATATATCTCTCCTGTAGAACTATCATATCTAACTGGGTCACCTGTCATATTAGTAGGATAATCAAAATTTTCTATGAAATTTTTTTGTAGTTCATCGGATTCTTCTTCAAAGAAAATTTTTAGAACCTCCTTTATTTTTCTACATTGCATATAGTCCTTCCAATAGTAAACACTAAATGCCCAATATATTATATTAGTCAAGGTACTCATCATATATATCTACGTTTTTCTTAATTTTCTTTTTTGCTTGAAAAATTCTATTTGCTACAATTTGAGTATTTATATTGTACTTTTCGGCAATATCATTTCCACTCATTCTATTTGCATATGTATCATAAAGAATATCATAAGTAATACTATCACCAATAACATCTTTTATATTATTCCAAAAAGTATTTATGTTCTCATCTTCAATATACTCATCTTCTATATTAGAAATAGTAGATTCCATAGAATTTTCATAAATCTTGTTTAAAGTATATCCAGCATCTATAGAGTATGAATCAGTTAAAGAAGACTTTGTATTATTTCTAATTAACTTTTGTTTAGTCTTTAAATAAATCATAGTACTAATGCTATACTTTTCAACATCTAACTTGTCGATATCATTCCATATAGATATCATTGTTTCGTTGTAAGCATCTTCAATTGCTTCTATAGTATTCTCTTTATATTGCTGGTAATAATTAATTACTCCAGGTTTACATAAATCGAAAAGTTGTTTGAAGATTTTTTGAGATTTGGTTTTTTGGAAATCTCTACCTAATTGCTTAATGTTTGGTTTTGACATAGAAAAATGGTTTTAAAGTTGTTAATTATTTAATCTATAATACAATCCAATTTATAATATAATACATATAAATCTTGAATTATTTCTATAGAAACAAATATACTAAACTTTTTTTAATAAAACAAATGTTTAGCAAAAAAATATTTTTTTTTTCACCACAATGGGTACTATTGTTATCTTGATTAAATAAAGAAAGAACCATCATCGGACTGCAATCCTAGGTTCTTTCAAAAAATAATTAAAAATTATGAATTATTTAATCCATAAAGATTATAGTCCAGAAACTCCCTATTACTTTTATAAAACTACAAATTTATTGAACGGAAAGTTCTATTATGGAAGTGGAAGCAAAGAAAATTATATCGGTAGTGGTGTAGCACTAAACGGAGCAATCAAGAAATACGGAAAAGACAATTTCAAACACGAAAGACTAAGATACTTCAAAACCCGACAAGATGCATATAATTTCGAGGATAGATTTTTAAAACTATTCAATTTAAGACGTTTAAAAAAGGCTTACAATTTAAAGAACAACGGAAGAGGTCCAGATGGATATAGTCATACCGAGGAAACTAAAGATAAAATTAGTAATTCTATAAAAAATCTATACAAAGATATCGAATACTATAATAATTTTTGTAATTCTTTTGTTGGTGAAAAAAATCCATTCTATGGCAAAAAACATACAGAAGAAACAAAACATAGATTGAGCGAAAGTAAAAAGGGAATAGAGACGAATTCACTAAAGTGTTTTGTTGATATATATGGAGAAAAAGAGGGAACATTTAGATTCAATGAATGGAATCGAAAGAAATCAGAAGCACTAAAAGGAAGAGAATATTCAGAAGAAACCTTGAAGTTGATGTCCCAAAAGAAACAAGGTGTTTATGATGGAGAAAAGAATCCTATGTACGGCAAACAACACAAAGAGTCCAGTAAAGCAAAAATGTCCCAAAAGAAACAAGGTGTTTTTGATGGAGAAAAGAATCCTATGTATGGAAAGAGAGGAGATAAGTCTCCGATAGCAGGTACATATTTGATTGAAGGAGTTATTATTAGTAGTCTTCAAAATGTAGCATTAAAATATAATATTTCAAAAAAGACCGCTATAAGAAGAATAAAATCTGAAAAGTATCCAGATTGGTTAAAGATATCTTGATTAAATAATACAAAATAATTTATATAAATATGGCATTACCAGTTTATCTTTCAAACCTGCGCTCGTCGGGAGTCTATACATTCGAATTCGATAGAAGTCAGATTGTAACTACAACTACATCTACTATTAGACTTTTAATTGGTTTTAGTAAGGTAGGTCCTTTCAACACTCCTGTATTCTGTCAGGATTCAGCGTTCTTTACGCAAGTGTTCGGACCACGAGACAAACAATTAGAAAAAAAGGGTTCTTATTTCCACCTATCGGCATTGGAAATGTTAAGAGAAGCACCTATTATTGTTTTAAATTTATTAAATTTAGACAGTACATTAGACAAAACTGAATTTATTAGTTTCTCTACTTCTGCTACAGAAGTAAATCAAGAAACAGGATTCGCACCTTTATCGGGTAACTTCAATACTTCCAAGTTCTGGAAATTGGATACTGATAAAACTTTAAAAAACATCAACAATCAAGAGGGATATACAAAATCTCTATTGAACTTTGTAAATGTTGGTAGAAAAACAATCTCAGTAATCGTAACTCAAGGAAACATCCAAGGTTTAGATATTACTGCTAAAGATTGGTACGGAGAAGCAGATGTTCCAGAATTTATGGATGGTTCTGATTTGATTAACGATTACTGCGTAAGAGTTAATATTATCAAAGGTGACTATACTGATTTTGAAACTCTTTCTGTAGACCCAATCTTAGGTGACTATTTTGATACTAATGGTATCAAGAAAACTTATACTGATACAAACGGAAACGAGTTTGATGGTTTACAAGCACTATTGGAAAATCCTAATGTAATTGAATTAGGAGAGTACGTTGGTGTTCTTATTCCAAATTTCCAAGATAAAGAGGGGAATGACTTGTATATCCAAGACTTAGTAAATCTTGAAACTGCATTTACAGGTTTATATTGTGCAGTAGATGAAGACCTTTTTGATGGAAGTACTTTATTGTCAGGAGATATTATTGATTTACTTGGTGGTACTATCGAAGGAGATACTACTTTGACAAAGATTAATTATCTATCTTACTTAGGTAGCGTTAAAGAGTCTTTGAGTTATGACACAGTTGGTTATACTGACAACGAAGTTGCATTTATAACAAATACTATAGACAATATTGGAAATGGTTCTTATGGAGGTACTGCTAATTCCGTAGTATCATTAACAGATGCAACTGCATATGGATTTACAGGAATGTATGATACTTTAACTATCTATAGTCCATCTGCTGCTGCAGGTGTTACTGGTTTAAATTCTTTGAATTTTGCTGATGACACTGAATGGTTAGCATTTGCTAAATCTTTAGAAGATAATGTATCTTTCGTAGAGTGTAAGTCAATCGCAACTGGTGCAAACCCAGCAAGTGCACCTACTACTAATACTACTAAGGCATTAGTAAAAGATGTTTCATTATTATCAGATAGAGTAACTCTACAAATCCATTCAAAAAATGAATCAGGAACTGAAGATTTGTACTTTAATGGATACGGATTGGATTTAAATACAGACCTTGGACTAAATGTAACTCCTGCACTTCAAATTTTAGCAATTGATGGAGGTAACTATATCTTTACTGCAACTGCTGAACCAGGTATAGACTACAAGTCAGGAACACTATCAAGTGGTGATGAGGTTAAAGTTACTGGAGGTGGTTACGAAACTTTCACAATTACTAATGAAACTGCAAGTGGTTTAAGTGGAGATGGTTTAGATGGTTTATTATCTACAGATGTACTTTCTCATGGAATTGTGTACTATACTTTAGATGCGCAGACTGCAGTAGTTGATGACCCAATGGTAATCAAGTCTAAGTCAGGAGATATCAACAAGACGTTTGCTGGTGTTACCAAAATCAATGACTATACTTTCTCTTACTATGTAGGGGCAACTAGTTCATTTAATGAAGGTGATATCCAACCAACTGATTTCTTGGTTAGAGCATTTGATAGCGGTGCAACTAAAACTAAAATCGACCCAAGAACTGGAAAAACTAGATATACAAGAATCGAGTCAGTTAAACAAGATACTTTAACTCAAATCGTAACTGTAAAAACTATTGACCCAGTTTACTTTGATGTAACAAATGATACAGTAGAAAGATACAGGTCAGTACATGAATTTGTAACTAACTACAACGTACATGGTCTTGATGGTTTCACAATGAGAGATGCACAACTTCCAAATGGTACTGCACTTAGACAAAATGAAATCTTAGGTGTACTTACTAATACTGGTTTGTTCACAGCACTTGCAGATAAAGAGGCAATTACCTTTAGATATGTTGTAGATTCATTTGAAGGTCTTATCGAACCAAATAGTAAGAATGTACTTTCTTCTCTTTGTAAGACAAGACAATTTGCAACTGCAATCTTGAATGCACCATCAGTTAAACAATTTGATAGTTCAACTAATCCATTATTCAAATTGAATAGTGCAGCAGACTACGACCCAAGATATGTACCAACAGGTGGTAATCAAGATTACAACCCAAGTAATACATTCTCTTTACCAACATTAAATCAAGGTTCTAACTACTGTGGTTTCTACCACCCTTACTTAGTATTGAGAGAAGGACCTAGTGTTAAGTTGGTTCCACCAGCAGCATATGTATCTAACAACTATATTGCAAAATATAGAACAGGACAACCTTATGATATTATTGCTGGACCTAGAAGAGGTGTAGTTGCAGGTAGTAATATTATCGGTGTTGAGGATATCTATGATAGAAGAGGGTTAGATTATGTTGAACCAATGGGATTAAATGTTATCGTTCCAACTAGAGGAATTGGAAACGTAATCAATGCTAACCAAACAGCACAACAAAATATCAAATCTGCACTATCAAGTATCCACGTTAGAGAATTGTTAATCTATATCGAGGAAACTGTAGAACAAATTCTTAAATCATATAGATGGGAATTAAACACAGTTCAGACTAGATTAGAAATCAAAACTTTAGTAGATGGTTTCTTAGGTAGAATCCAAAATGATGGTGGATTATATGCGTTTGAAACAGTAATGAATACACTTAATAATACTCCTGAAGTTATTGATAATGATTTAGGTATTATTGATATAGCAGTAGAACCAACAAGAGGTTTAGGTAAACTTGTTCAACGAGTTACTATTCTTAGAACTGGTGGAATTGCTGCAGGTGAGTTCACAGTAGGATAATCAAACTACTTAATATAAAGAAAGGGCAATCAGAAATGGTTGTCCTTTTTTGATTAAATAAAAAAGGAACCATTATCGGATTGCACTCCTAGGTTCCTTTAAAAATAATAAATTTTTATGAATTATTTAATACAAGAACAAAGTAGATATATTTTCGTATATCAAACAAAAAACATAATTAATGGAAAAATCTATATAGGTGTACACAGTACAACTAATTTAGAAGATGGATATATTGGAAATAGTATATATCGACAAAGTGATGTTGATTCAAGGAAAGAGAAAGTGGGATTAGTTGCAGCAGTTAGAAAATATGGATATGAAAATTTCAAAAGAGATATACTAAAGTTTTTTGATACCGAAGAAGAAGCATATTTATACGAAGCAGAATTGGTAACAGAAGAGTTTGTAGTAAGAAATAATAATTACAATATAGCAGTTGGTGGAAGAGGTGGTAATACGAGAGCAGGTTTTACGGAAGAACAAATGATAGATTATAAAAGAAAACTATCCGAAGGTGTACTAAGAGCGAAAGACGAGGGAAGAGGATTTACTGAACAACATTCAGACGAAACTATAGAAAAACTTAGTATAATTCAAAAAGAAAAAATGAAAGAGATAGTAACAGATGAATATCGAAACAAGTTGAGTAGTGCATCTAAAGAGAGTTGGAAAAATAGAAAATCATATAAAACTATTATTGTTATAGATGGTATCGAATATGAATCTAAAAGAAGTGCGGCAAATATACTCGGTATTGGCAGAGGTAGATTAAATACTATAATAAAGAATCAATAAAATTAAGTTGATTAAATAATATAAGAAATAAAAAATAAACAAAAATAAATTATAATTGTATGGCAAATTTACCCCATTACAGAAATTCAAAGGCTTCCGTAAATAAATGGGAACCAGTATATACAAACTTGTTTGAGGTAACTATTTTACCTCCGGGTGCAATTGGAGGAGGTCCTATTTTATTAGAACATGTCTTAAAAATAGGTGGTTTAGAAACTGAATTAGGACAAGAAGCAATTGAACAAACATTTAAAACTGCTAAAAGAAGTTATTTATCTACAGTACCTACAAATACAGTAGTAGATTTGGCAGTTGATTTTTCATTGAACTTGAATGACAACAATCAAATGTATGTATACAAAACTCTTAGAGATTGGAAAAGACTTGGATATAATCCATTAACTGGTCAAATGGGATTGAAGAAAGACTATGCAGATGCATCTTTAATCGTATCTCAATACAATAGAGTAGGTGATATATACTGGCAAAGAACTTTCTATGATGTTTATATTATGGGAAATATTCCATCATTAGCTGAATTAGATTATGGCACAGGTGACCCTGCAACATTATCTGTTACCTTCCGTGCTGACTGGTGGGAAGAAAATATGGTATAAGATATACTATAAAGATAAAGAAAAGGCCCTTATAGTAAAATATAAGGGTTTTTTTTTGTTGATTAAATATAATAAGTTACACTAAAAACAATTCAATATGAGTAATAAAAACAACACGCCAGAAGATGATGCATTAAGACATTTAGATGGTGAATCACAAATGACCAACGAAGAAAAAGGGGGTTTAGAAGATTTAGAAAATGCCGCAAAAAAGAATTATCCACAAGATGTAGATTCTACGCCAGTAAGGTCTTTAGGTAGAGCCGAGAGAACTGATTATGGTAAAGATATTCATGAAGAAACCTCTAGAGAATATGGTTTCTATCAATTGGATTCTAAACAATTTCCTAGTAGAGGTAAATTCTATACTGCAGATATGAAAATTAGAATTAAGGCAGCAACTGTAAAAGATATTAGAGGATTCTCTGCACTTGATGAAGAAAACCCATATGAGGTTGATGAAGCATTAGTTGATTTATTAAGTTCTTGTGTAAAGGTTTCTTTTTCAAATAGAGTTGGTTCTTGGAAAGACCTTTTGGAAGAGGATAGATTGTATTTGATTCTTTCAATTAGAGAATTAACATTTGCAGATGGAGAAAATAATATTTCATTTAAAGTTAAATGTGAATCTTGTAGTACAGAAAACTCTATGGAGATTAAAAATGAAAACTTCCAAAGACGAGAATTAAACGAAAAGATTGCTAAGTACTATTCTCCTGAAGATTTATGTTTCAATGTAGAAACTAAGACGCAGGGTGTTATTACAATTAAACCACCTACAATTGGTATTATGAGAGTAGTGAACAAATATATCAAAGAACTACAAGAAAAGAAAGTAAATGTAAAAGAACAACTTCCTTTCTTAAAGGCATTACCTTATATGGCAAAAGAATGGAGAGGTTTTACTACTAAGGATATTGATAATCTTAGAATGGATTTTATGAGATGGGACAAGAAACAATTCTTATTATTTTCTCAACTTACAGAATTAGCACAAGTATCCGTTAAAGAAAAGATGATGAAACCATGTGAAAAATGTATGGACCCAATTGAAGCAGATATTGAGTTACCAACAGGAATTAAAGGATTGTTTATCGAACAAAATATTTTAGACAACGAATTACTTTAATAGTAATTATTCTAATAAGAAAAAGGGAATCAGAAATGGTTCCCTTTTTTTGTTGCAATTAAATATAGTAGAATTATTTATATATGAGAGTTCCATTAGTTAGACTAGAAATGAAGGACATATTCAAGTCTTTTAAAGTAGATTTGCGAGATTTTTATAAAAATCGAGTATATGTTCAACACTATTTACATATACAACCAACAGAAATAGATACACTATGTTTCTATGAATATCAATGGATGATAAAAGACCTTGTTGAATTACTTAAAGAACAGAATGGAGAAGGTAAAAAAGACAATCCTTACAATACTGATGAATATATGGATAAAATGAAAAACCAAGCAAATAGTTATACTAAAGGTTTTGGTAATATGAACAAAATGCCTAATATGGGAAGTTTCAAAATGCCAAAATTTTAATTATTGATTAAATAGAAAAAGATGTAGTCTATACACAATGGGAGAAAATCTAACAGCAGGTATTTTAAAAAGTATCGAGATAAAAACAGAATTAGCAATTAAGATTAATCTTGACTTACTAACTGCAGTTAAGACTACTAATAATATTCTTTCTAAGGAAATCGGAAAAGAATTAAAAACTCAAACTAAATTATTAGGGCAAATTTTAAAGGGAATAGTTTCAAAAGAAAAAACTTCCAAAACTTATGGTATTGTTAATAAAACACAAATAATACCACAGTTTATTATCTTTGGCGGAAAAGATACTAAACAGATTATTTCAGACAAAAAGTCATTAGAAAATTTAAAGAAATTTGCAGTCGGATTAGGAGATTTAGCAAAAAGTATAGAATTGTTCGCAAAAGCATTGAATTTATTAGAACCTAATAAACTTACTGCATTTGGTAATTTTATGGTAAATTATATGCTAAGTACTGGTAAAAAGATTTTACTATTTGCATTCTTTACTGCAATTGCTGCACCACTATTGTATATTGGATTAGCAGTCACCCTCCCTGCACTATGGTTATGGATGGGATTTTATATATACGCAGGGTTAATGGCAAAATCAGTATATAAAGGAATCAAAACAGTGAATAAAATGTTTTTGAATGTTCTTCTTGTCGTAGGTTCTATATACTTATCCATTTTGATAATAGAAAAGGTTGGAGGCATAAGTCATTTTTTTATGGCAATAGCAATAGTAATTTTAGCAATGTTTGTAGTTGCTGGTTTCTATTGGTTGTTATCTAAGATTGACAAACCAATAAAAGACGGTGGCAGAACAATGTTAATGTTGGCAATTACTACAGGTATAGTATTATTAATTATTGTACTTGCTGCATATATATTAGGTAATCCACAAGAACTAATTAAATCAACACTATTTGTGATAGGCGTACTTATTGGTCTTGCATTGGTATATCTATTGATATCATTAGCAGAAAATCAAATAAAAGGTGCTGGCAGAACAATGTTAATGTTGGCATTTACCACATTGCTTGTTATTGGCGTAATTATATTAGCTGCCATGTTTGGTGGTGGTCCAGAATCCCTATTTTTAACTTCATTGATTGTAGTAGGTGTATTACTTGGTTTAGGAATAGTTTATATGATTATAGGTGTACTAGAGAAATTTATAAAGAAAGGTGTAATGGTAATGTTACTTGGTGCAATTGTACTTATACTTATATCTGTTAGTATGATGATATGGAAAAATGCACAAATCGAATGGGAAGATATTGGAATGGTATTGGCATTAGTTACGGGTTTAGGTATTGTATTTGGTCTAGCAGGGTTAGCAGCATTATTTATAGCAGCAGGTGCAGGTGCTATGATTTTAGTAGGGGTTGCATTAGTTCTTATATCGAGTTCATTAAAAACTTTTAAAGAAACTCAATGGTCTGCAGACGATACTGTAAATTTAACAGCAACATTAACTGATATAGTAAATGTATTTGTAGATTTATTTTCTAATCTAAGTTTTAGTGATATGTTGAAGATATTATCAGGTACTGTACTATTAGGAAGTATCGGTATGTCATTGGGGTCATTGGCACAAGGTTTACAAGCATTTGCAAGTGGTTATACTCCTATATATGGTGTTAATGAAAAAGGAGAAGTTATTGTTACTGGAACAAAACCATTTGATGCAGATTTAGGTCAAAGGGTAGGCGAAACTATAAAAGCATTAATAACTCCTTTAATTGGAGGAGAAGATGGAAAAAGTGGTATTCTTGCACAATTAGGTGCTGAAGCAGATTCTTGGTGGGGTGAAAGTGATGTTTCAAGAGGTATTAGATTGGTTGGTGATATAGGAAATGCAATTGGTTCATTGGCAGCAGGTCTATCTGAATTTGGAAAAGGATATATAGTTACTGAATGGGAAATTGATGAAAAAGGTGTAGCAAGAGCAAAAACTACTGCACCGTTAGATGAAACATTTGCTACTAATGTTGCAAATACAATGAGGACACTTGTCGGAACTCTTATTGGAATAGATGGACAACCTAATATTTTTGCAGAATTAGGTAAATCAGAAGATTCTTGGTGGGGAGATAGTGATACAGCAAAAGGTATAAAATTAGTAGGTGATATAGGTAATGCAATTGGTTCAATGGCAGAAGGACTTATTAATATGGCAGACCTTAAAATTCCAATTTATAAATATGACGAGAAGTCTAAAAAAATGATAATCGTAGATTATAAACAATGGACTTCAAAACATTCAAAAGCTGTAGGTGACAATATATTAACATTAGTATCATCACTAACAAACCCATTAAAGAAAATAGGTGAAATGGAAGATGATATCGAAGATGGTATAGAAATACTAGAAGATTTAATGGAACCACTAACTTCTTTTATTGACAATGCAAAGAAAGTTGCTGAAATGGATGCTACGAACTTAAAGAGTAATATGGATGCCATATTCAATCCATTAAAAACGGTATTTGGTAAAGGTGGTTTAACTACTATCCAAACAAGTAATACTTCATCTGTATTAGGAAAATACGCAACGCTTTTAGCACAAGTACCTAAAATTACAAATGCTGAACCTGTTGGTATAATGTTTGAAAAAATAGGTAAGAGTGTTACAGATATGCCATTGGATAAACTAAAACAATTAAATGGTATTATGGGTAACTTGCGAAAGTTTGCCGAAGAAATGAAAGGTAATTTTGATGACCTTGCTGAGGTATTAGAAAAATTAGCAACTGTAATGGCAGATATGGATGGTGCTAAAATAGCAGTAGAACAACAAGCAGCTAGTTCTGGTGTTTCTGGTAAAGTAGATAATGCAGCATCTTTGGTAAATTCATCTATCAATAACAGTAGTACAACTTCTGAAAAAGGTACAAAAATGGATGTAACAGAATTAGTGAATAAACTACAAGCAATTCACGACACACTAAAAGGTGGTATTGAAGTTGAAGCAAAAGGCGGTAGTTTTCTATCTAGATAAATAATATAATATGAAAGTAAGAACTAAAAATCTATCTACAGAAGATTCAGAGGAAATAGAAGAATATATCCAAAAGAAATCTAAAATAAATAAATCTATGGCAACTAAATCTGCGAGAAAGGAATTCACAGACTCTTATAGTACAAGAGATTTTAAAACCAATTCAGCTAATCAAAAAAAGATAATTAAATCTATCTGCAATGTAGATAATATTATTACGATAGTGCATGGTAAAGCGGGTACTGGTAAAACTTTTTCAGCAATACAAGGTGTACTCAAAGAGTTTCAAGCAAACCATTTATACAATAAAATTTATTTACTTAAATCAGTAAAAACTTTAGACAACAAATCAGAAGATATTGGATTCTTGAAAGGTTCTATGGAAGAGAAAGTTGCACCCTTTATGTTTTCATACGATTTCAACTTTTGTCAGATAATGGATAGTACTGCATACAATAAAGCAAGAGAACAACAAATTATAGAGTTCTTGCCACTTGCTTATATTAGAGGTATAGGACTTTCAAATTGTCTTATTATATTAGACGAGGCACAGAATGTAAATAGTTCTATACTTAGAACAGTTTTATCAAGAATTGGTCAGAATTGTAAGTTAGTTATATTAGGAGATACTAAACAAAAAGATAGTTCAACTGGACACACATCTGGATTAGATTTCTTAATTAAACACTTTACTGATATAAAAGGATTAGAATTTATAGAAATGTGTGCAGATGACCAATCAAGGTCAGAAATAATTAATATTATCGAAGATAGGTATGATGATTTAGAATCACAAGGAATTCCAATTACGTAGAGAATTAAAAAAAGTTGAACTGGTTTCTTGACACGGTTAATATATTGTCAGTACCAAGAATATTTAAAGTATATGTTTCAGTTTCAGTATCTATCTTATTGATTTGAGCAAACTTTTTTTTACTGCGCACCCAAACAATCATACCTTTTATAATAGGGTTATCATTTTTTACAAAAACAACATCTTCATCATTTAGTTGTACTAAATTACCAATAATGCTATTTTGTGTTTTACTAACCGTAATAATAGTTTTTAGTGCTTCTCGAATGAAGTGAATATCAATATCTTTTTCTACACAATTTAATAAATTCTGTAGTAATTTTTCGGTAGTATCAAAATATGTTATTTCTTTTTTCATTTTCTAAACAATAATCGCAATACTCTGTTACCAGATATGTCTTCTATAATATTTACTTCTGATACCATTTTATATTGGTCTGCTATACTAACATCTATATCACAAAGTTCTCCTTTCTTGGAAAGAAAACCCCCATCAGGACATCTAGATAGAATAATATCAGTATCTTCATATCTAAGATGTACTGAATCGGGTAAACTAGAAATTTCTTCGAGTGGTAACTCATTACCGTTTTGCAAGATTAACCTCAGTGGATTTAATGTTATTCTCAATTCTTTTTCTATTTGTATCATCAAGGCTTCCTTTTTCATTTCCTTTTTTTAATGCGTATTTAAAATATTTTAGTGCTTCTTCAAAGTTTCCAATATAGAATAAAGATACTCCATACATATCATACATTGCCCAATCATATACCATATTTTCTAAAAATAAACTTGATGTATTACCAAGTTTCAATTTCTTTAATGCAAGTTTACAAAATTCTATTGCGTTTTTATGCATTTGCTCCTTTTGTAAGTAAGATACTATATTGAAAATATGTTCACATCTATTGTTAGTATCCAACTCTTCGCATTTTAAAAGTTGCATTATGATAAACTCATCGGATTCAAATGTATAATACATCCTAGATATCATCAATTGAGAATAGTATCTTTCTTCTTGATATCCTCTATTGTCCTTTACTCTTTCTTTGTAATAGTTTATGGACTTTTTTAATAAGTCTTTACCTCTTTCAGTATCACCTTGTTGCATTGAGAAATTTCCAGCATCTCGGTAACTCTGACCTAAATAGAATGTCCATCTCGGGTCTTCCCAGTTATTCTTTTCTTGATAGTTTAAAAGTATTTCTGCATGGTCTTCATATTTCTTAGAAATATCACCTTTCCAAGAATTGCCATCTGGGACAATCTTCATATTACCCAAATCGAAAATTGCAACCTTACCTCTAGTTTTGTCTTTCTTTCTAAGAATCTCATGAACAGGACCATACCATTCATAGTTGCTACTGAACTTGTAGAATTGAGACCTATTATAGTTCATATGACCATATTTGCAATTTATCAAATATTCATCTATATTACTATTTGTAGTAAATAATAAATTTAATTTACTTTTACTAAAATCTGGATTTAACTCAAGTATCTCATCAGCATCCATCCAGAAACCATAATCCCCTAATTCTTTTCCCTCTTCAATAGACTTGTTTCTACACTCTTCAAAGTTTGTAAATGGAAAATCTACAATCTTTCCAACAATCCCCTTTGAATCAAAAAAGTTTTTAATTACTTGTTTAGTATTGTCGGTAGAACCAGTATCCACTATACAATAAGAATCTAACATCTTATAACAAGACTCAAGAGCACGTTCTATAACATGCTCTTCATCTTTAACTATCATAGTTAAAACTAATCTATTGCTCATCTTTTGGTGATGTTTGATTAGCTATATTTGCTTTAACTATTGTATTAATTACTTTGATTGACTGACCAATTAAACTCAAAGAATCAAAATCATAGATTCCCTTTTGTCTTCCGATATCTGCTGCTTGTATTAATACGTCTAATGCTTGACCTAAGTTTTCAACACTATTAATCTTAGTCGGTTGTTCGGCATTTTGAACAGTGTCTTGTACTTTTTCTAGTACTGGTTTTTCTTTTGGCATGATTTATATAATTAAAAGTTAATATGCTAACATCATACTTACTTGCATACCATCTAGTTGTGAAATAATCTTTCCATCAAATCTATCTGCTTCAAGTACAAGTAAGTTATTTACTTTTATAGTAGAGGGGAATCCGCTATCTAATAATACTTTGTTACCTGAGTATTCTATAGTTCCACCGATTTCTACTTTACCCGGAAGTGCTATATTAGTACTATTGTACATATAAGTATTTGTATAATCACCCCACTCTATTAATTCAATACAATTAAATGCTATTTTATTTTCAACAATATCATTTATTTTTTGGTCTAATTTAACAAGTACCCACTTTCCTGCAGTATTGTCGAAAATAAACAAAATATAATCATTATTTGGATTTGTAAATGCATAATAATCTAGTTGGCATTTATAATCACATTCTGCATCTCCTGTCTTTATAACTAAGTTATTATCTGTAAGAACTCCAATAAATGCAAACTGATAAATACCTCCTACCACTGCAGTTGCACCTGCTGTAGAACCAACATCACAAGTTGCACCAATTCCACCCGTAATTCCAACCGAACCTGTTACACCAGTTGCACCAGTAACTCCACAATTTAGTGTAGTTGCTGCAGTACATCCTGCCCATCCAGTTACTCCAGTTGCAGTAGCACCATGTGTACAATCAAAAACAAGATTACTATCTAAATATAATGTATTTTGGTCTAAGTTAAAATATGTATATTGATTGATTTGAAAGTCTAATAGCGTATCAGTTGCGTTTGCACCTGCTGATGAACTACAACAAGTTTTAATTAAACTATTATTAGCAGGAGAACAATAATTATTATAATTCATAATACTTGAAACTACTCCATTAGATGTAGTATTGTTCTTTTCATTTCTAACTCTAAGAAAAATAAACTTATACTTTCCTGTAATGCCAATTTCATCACTTTTATTCAGAGTACCATTCCAAGTAGTCCAATTAGTAACGGTTGGTTTATAATCCAATAACGTAAGCATTTTTTCATACTGAACTACATCAGCACCATTTAAAGTCCTTACTTTAGGACCCTCGTTACTTATTTCTATATAACAACCTTTACTTGACATTTAATTAAATTATTTTTCTCCAAGTTTACCTATACTATCTGTAGATTTATCAATAGTATTCAACAAACCAGAAGTATCCCTATCTGAATCTTTTTCCTCTTCTTTATTTAATTCATCTATTATTTCAGATTCTTCATCTTCTTTAGTTTCCAATCCTTCTTGTTTAGGACTCAAGTAATCCATCAATGATTTAATAAACCCAAGTGATACGATTGGTAAAATACCACCACTAATAAAAGCAAAAACTCTTCTCTTGAAATTCTCATCTTCATCTACTAAATCAAATAGTTTCACCCAATTAGAAATATCATCGGAATGAGTCCATGCCCAATACATATTACCATGAATCTGAAATGCAGTAAGAATAACAAAAAGCATCCATATAAGAAACTTATTTCCTTTTGATATGATAATACCTCCAAGAGATGCCATCGCACCAATTTCAAATGCAATAGCAAGACACCATGCAAGTGTTTTACTATTTGACAATTCAAAAAACTCAATAGAGTGAATTGTACTTACTGTACTTACTAACATCCATAATGCAATAAATGTACCTACCCAAAATTTCTCTAATATACTACTTAAATTCATAATTTACTTAGAAGTCTTAATCATTTTATCAAACTCCTTTAGGTATTTAATCACATCGTCTTGGTAGAATTTATTTAAAATTTCAAAATCTTTAGGTGATATTTTAGATAATTGCATATACTTAATAGCAAGTTCTTTATCTATTTTATTGTTAGTTATACTTTTTTTATCAGTAGACATTGATATTCTTAAATTTCTTTTAATGATATCAAGTATCTGTTTACCCCTTGGCGTGCTATCCAATTCTACAAATACTTTATTCCAAAAGTCTACACCAGATTCAGGTACTGAATTCAGATGACCAAGTCCAATAGCAACATCTGGAAGAGTTCTTGATAACATTCTATTAATAATAAAGAAATGTCTCTTCTTATCTAAATTAGAAACCTCATTGTAATTAGAGGTTCCTAATATATTTATTATATCAAAAGGTGATTTAATTATCATAATCCAAGTTGTTTAAAGATTCCTGCACTAGTTGCATTATCTACCTGTCTTTTATCATATAAAGACATATATTGTAAAATATCTTTTGAATTTCTAAGTTTACCTACACTTGCTTTAGAATTATTATAAATCTCTTCGCACCAATCTATCATAGATTCATATAATGATTTAGGAATTGTTTGTTTATTCAGTAATACTAAATTTACATTCATATAGATATTATTTTTAATATCTTCTAAATTAAACTTAGTTTCGGATTTAAAATTTCTAATACAACTATTTGCAATTTTTTCTATAAAACTATCAACAAAAAAATCTTCTATTGAATATTTCTGGTATTGAATTTCTTCTTTTACTTTTTTAAGTTCTTCTTGTTTCATTTTAGATTCATATGACTGACCTTCTTTCTTACCAGTTTTGTATTTTTTAATTTCAAATACAATAGGTAAAATATTATCTCCTTTGTCTCCTATAACAATTTTATCGAATATAATATCATATGGATATACAACAGATAGTTTAGAACTAGAATTGTTACAGAAAGATTTCAATAAATTAACCATAGTAGTCTGTTGGTTATTTTTTATCCAGATTGCAGTTTCTCTGTCTATAGAGATAATCTTATCCTGTTTTTGATATTGCATGGTAAAAGCAGTAGTACTAGCATTAAAACCTACACATTGTTTCAAGTCATTATCAGCACTATAAATAATAACACTCTTACCTTTTGAATTATAGTAACTAGATACTGAAAACATAAGGTCATCTGCCTCACATCCCTCTATACTCTTGTAACTTACATCTGCAGATTTACTCAAATCTTTTACAAAAGAATCAAACACTTCATATATACGAGTCCAATTAATTTCTTTTTTCTTTTCCCGAGTTCCTTTGTAATCCAACGTAGAAGGCAATCCAATATAATCTCGTTGTAAAAAATAATCTTTTCTCCAAGATTGAGAATCATCAATTGTGAATATTATCTCATCTACTAAACCATTTAAATTTCTAATATCTTTAGCGAAGATAGTAGCAAGTTTATCCAAAAATAAATTTGTATCTTTTCGGTCTTCTTCTTCGTCATTTCCTTTTCTGAATACTGTACTATTCTTAGAAAATAAACCAATTGCACTAGTACTACTATGCATAAAATGGTTTCCGTCAATCACTAGTGTAAGTTTGTTCATAATTATTTTCTTAATGAGGTTTGTATATTTTGTAAAAGTGCTGCTAATGGTATAAACTTATCAATTGCAAAATTAGATTTATATGTATAATTAGCAACATGAACTATAATCTCTCCTATCTTGTTCGATTCTATGTCTTTATTAATAAGATATTCTATAAATTCTTTACCAAGTGCATTAAAGACATTTGATTCATTATTGATATAGTTCTTGTAAGTATAAGAGTATAAGTCAATAAAGGATGTCTTCGAGTCAATAATCAAATCAAAGAGGTCTTTGTATGCACCAGTAAATTTATTAACATCTTCTTCTGTAATATTTGTAATACCCTCCAATGACTTGCTCTGTAGAAATGTAATTGTACTACGCAAGTCAGGAAAGTGTTTCTTTATAATAAGTAACATTACTTTTGGTTCAATAGTAATACCCTCATCCTTACAAATACTATTGATTCTATGTAAATACTTTTTAAGTAAGTATTTTTCTTCTTCTTTTGGAAAATCAAAATTGATACAATCAAATCTACTTTGGATATTATCAGGAATCTTTTGGATATAGTTACAAGTAGCAATAAATCTAGTTGTACTTGCAAACTTCTCAATAACACCTCTCATTGCTTTTAAGTACTGCTCAGATACTCCATCAAACTCATCAAGAATAACTACCTTTTGAGTTCTCTTTCCACCTAAGATTGATATATTGGAACAGAACTCTGTAATCTTGGTTCTTACGTTTTCTACGCTTGTTTCCAATGAACAGTTGATATCTAAACTAACAGAATCTTTTGCTAAAATTTTAGCAAGACTTGTTTTACCCAGACCAGGACTTCCGTATAACAATACATGATTGTCTATTTTACCTCCTTTGAATTTATTATAAACTCTCTCGGGAATAATTAAATCTTCTAATTGTTTTGGTCTATACTTTTCTACCCAAATTTTGTTTTTCAAATTACTTGTGCTCATACTCCTATAGAATTAAATATTATACTTACAAATATTAAAGTGGACTTTATGAAAAATTATTTTATGCCAGAGAAATTAGTAAATGGGAAATTTATCAGTACAGATGCTAATTACATTCCAAATGAACTATCAAATACTTGGTTCATAGAATCTCCAATTGACTATGAATACAAGTACTATAAACTTATGGCATATTTACAACGATTAGAAACAAATATAGAAAATGGATATCTATTTGAGGAGTTTACACAGTTGGAAAAAAGATACAAAGACTTGGAATCCTTTAACAATTCATTTGAAATTGTGGATAAAAGTAAGAATAGTGAAAAGTTATTCAAATATATATACAATCTTCCACCAGATTCTAAATATGTAAATGAGGTCAAAAGTATCGTAAAAATGGCACTTGAGAAAATTATTATCGTATATGTTGATGTTGTAAATAAAATTACAAATCTCTACAATAAAACAAAGATAATAAGAAGTTCTATAGTAGATAAAAGAAAGAAAATAAATGTATATGTAGAAAAATGCAACTGTGGAATCTTTGAAATGTTTGAACTATCTAAATCAGGTAAAATAGAATATAAAGGTCATATAGAAAATGACCCTACATTCAATTCAAATGAAAATATAATAGTAATTAAATCTGAAAATGCTGCATTTAATTGTATAGGTGAAATTATTCCATTTCAACTTAAAAAAGCAGGGAATTTGTCAATCTACTAATTTATCAAAATTGGTTTGTATTTTAGTTAGTTTCATCAAATAGTTTCTCTTAGGTAATGTCATATCTTCTGAGTAAAAGGATTTCTGTCTTTTTATCAATTTAGTGAATATTCTTTTTTGTCTATCTTTGTTTAATTGAAAAAAATTTTGAGTATTCTTTATATAAGTACCAGAGTTTTCCTTGTCTTCTTTTGACTGACCAAATTTATTATAAGGTCCTATTGTATAGTATTTAGAAACACATTCACCGCATATTAAATTTTTTAGAGAAAAGTCATCAAAATAACTAATAGTTTCTTTGTTACATCTTATACATGGATATTCTATTGTATTATACAACCAATGATATTCACTTTTAGTAATAATAGTTTTGCTATCCACAAGTGGAATATAATTAGGATAAAATAGAAACAATCTACCAGGTCTATTAGATTCCATTTTAGTTTTTATTATTTTCTCTCTTTGTATAAGCATATGACAAAATAAGTCATCTCCTAAGTCTTTAGTACAAACCTTAGCACGTTGTAAAATATATTTCTCGTCTATTTGGTCAGACTTATCTAATATCAAACCATGATACATTTTATCAACTGCAAAAGAATCTCTAACTTTTCTTCTAATAAGTTTTCTAAGCATTTTCGTTTAGATTATGTAACATATCTAATAATTCACTTTCCAATAATGATATTTCATAGAATACTGAAAGAGGTATTATATAACTTTCTCCTAATTTATCCCAAAGTGTCTTTAATTTACTTTCCTTATCTATTAGTCCAGAGGATAGTTGATTTATAGCATCTTGTAACATATTCTTCTTGTCACTATCGCTCTCGTCTTTCAGTTCCTCTTTCTTTTTCTTTATATTTTCTTTTATCTTTTGGATATATTTTTCTAGTCTATCTATATCCTTTTCCAATTTCTTATTTGCTTCTTCTTTATCCTTTTCTGCTTTTTCTTGGTCTGCTTTTGCTTTTGCTGGTTCTTTTGTACTATTAGTTTCTGTATCAGTTTCTGTATCAGTTTCTGTATCAGTTTCTGTATCAGTGTTGTCTTTTAAATCTTTGATATCTTTATTGATTTGTAAAATTTTATCATCAATATCTTTTACATCCTCGTCTTTTAATACTTTTAATTTCCTTAATGTTTGTTGATACTTCAAGTCTGCAGATAGTACTTTAATATCTATCTCTTTCTTTTTAGTATCATCTGCATCTTCTGGTAAGTTTTCTTTTTCACCTTTTGCATCATCTAACTTTCCTTTTGCATCAGTTACTTCTGCTTGAGCGGCATCTATTTTTTGTTGCTCTTTGTCATCTTTAGTGTTAGTTTCTTCCTCTTCATCTGGGTCTTCTATTCCCATTTCTTTAGTAAATTCTTTAGATTTATCTTTCTCGTCTTGTTCTAATTTTGCTAATTTATTTTTTACTAATGCATACTTAGGGTCATCTTCTGACATTCCTTTTAATCTTTCTTTGTATGATTTCTT